TCATGGCGCAGCGATATGCAAGCTTCCGGGCCGAGGACCTGACGGCGCGCCTTTGGGAGGCTGCGGTAGCGCCGGCGGCGCCTGCCGGCGTGGCTTGACCAAGCTGGCCAGTGGCGCCGGGGTGCCGCAGCGCTCGGCAAACTGGCTGCGGCGCTCCTCGGCTTCGCGCCGACCTTTCTCGGCCAGGTAGGCCAACAGGTCGCTCTTGACGTAGATCCAGCCGCGGCCGAACTTGACCCCGGGAAGCTCGCCCTTGCGAGTCAGCTCCTCCACGGTTTCGGGCGTGCACTGCAGCAGCGCTGCGCACTGGTCAGCGTTGATCGTGTCCTGCATCGTCTTTCTCGGACGTGTACAGCATGTCCACCACGGCACCGGCGGCGAGGTCCTGCGGAACCTCAGCGCCGTCAAACATCTGCAGCGTAATCTCGCCGGCCTGGTAGGCCACCTTGACTACCTGCGCCTGCAGCTCGCTGTAGTCATGCTGGCCTACCAGCAGCGTGGCTGGGTCGTCGCCTTCGCGCGATATGAAGATGGGCCGGCCCCCGTGCTCGATGACGCTGGTGCCGGGCGGTGCCGACTTGATGGCCTGCAGTAGGTCCTGCGACAGCGGTGGCAGCGTAGTGCCGGCGCTGCGCTGGTGCAGCTTCATGGCGAAGTTGCCCACGTCCACCGGGTCGCCCTTGTGGACGTGCTTGCGCAGGTCGATTTGCAGGTCTGTGGTGGGGCAGCGCTCGGGATCGTTCCGGCCGCCGCGGCCCTTGGCGCGGGCGGCCGCCAGCTTGGCTTTCATGGCGGCTGCGAAGCGGTCCACGGCCGCGTCGTCGGGGTGCTGGGGCGATGCCGGGTTTTCGGCATCGGGCGCCGGCCGCGTGAACAGCGGCACCACGCCTGGCGCATTGAGCGGCTGCTGCGACCAGATCCTGATGTTGCCGTTGTCGGCAAATGCAGCGTAGGCCACAGGCGTGGCCTGGGCGGTGTCGGCACGGCCCAGGTCGTAATACGCGTGCATCTGCTCAGCCTTGTAGCACTCGCATTCGTTGTCATGCACGAAGCCGCGCTCGTAATGCACGTAAGCGGGTTTTGGCAGGGCGGGGCGTTGAGGGTGGCTCATGGAGTTGCCTCACGTGTGGCCGTCAGGCCCAGGGATTGGGAGTCGGTGCGCGCCACTGCGCCGCTGGTGGACAAGGTGCGATTGATCAACCGGGCGGCCACATCGTGCAGCTCGCCGGCGCTGAGCTGTTGGAGCTGGAACTCGTGCAGGTCCAGCGCGGTGTTGATCGCGTCCAGCTCGTAGTGGTAGAGCGCCGTGCAGCGCCAAGCGCCGGTGGCGAGCGCGCGGCCGCGGATGGCGTCCATGGCCTGCAGGGCGCTGGACAAATGCTCATGCAGGCCGCGCACGATGCCGCTGGCCTCGATGCCTTGGGCGATCAACAGCGTGGTGTAGAGCACCGTGTGGTGATCCTCGGCGGCCACGCCCTCGCGGATGCGGGCAGCGCACTGGCGCGGGGCGTCCATGGTGTCGGCGACTTCGGCCGGCGTCAGCCTGGTGGCATTGCGGCGCACCAGCTGCATAGTGTCCAGACAGATTGGGGCCTTGCGTTGCGGCGCCGACGCACGGCGCGCGGTCCGGGCCTCCAGGCGTCGCTGCTGGCGGCTGCCGGGCAGGGGAGCGAATACGCGGCTCACTGCAGCACCTCCAGCTCACTCTGGTCGAACACCACGCGCTTGGGGCCGCAGCGCTTGCTGCGCTCAATGTCGATGCTCCAGGCACGGTCGCCCAGCTGGGCCACCACCAGACCTTCGTGGTCGATCCAGGGCTTTTGCTGCTTGCCGGTGGCGGTGCCGTTGATGCGCACGCGCAGGCCAACGGCGATCACCGCGGGCTTTGCTGCTGCCCCATCGGACACGTCTGCACTGCCCCGCCCATCGGGCGCGGCACGGGAGGCGGCCGTGGGCGCGGCGCTGGCCTGGGGTGCGCCGGCCGGCTTGGCCGCCGGGGCAAAGGCGCTGGGCGAGGCTCCGGGCGCAACGCCCGCCGCCTGCCCGGAAGGGACAGGCGGCGCCTCGTCGCTTTGCGCCGCAGGCGCCACGTCCTGGCCCTCCTCCAGCGCCGCCAGCGCGTCGGCTATCTGGGCGCTGGCATGCGCAGCGGAGGTCTTGGGCGACTCGGCGCCGGCGCGCGCAGCCGGGGCCTTTTTGGCTTTGCCAACACCGCGCACTGCGGGGGCGGGCGCAGCGGGGCCACGGGGTAGGGCGGGCTTTGGAGCGGCAGCTTTGGCGGCTTCTCGCTCGGCCTGGGCTTTGGCAGCGGCGCGCTGGTTGGCTTTGGTCTTGGCCTTCACGGCCGCCGGGTCCACGCCGTAGTCGCCGGCTACCAGCATCAGGCCCTCGTTATCGTCACGGCCCAGCCAGTGGCGGTACTCAACGTCGCCGAACATGACCAGCAGCTGCAGCACGTCGCCAGGTGCGTCGGTGTCGGCGATGTACTGCAGCAGCCCGGCCTGGGGGGCGACCTTCCCCAGGTCCAACAGCTTGCACAGGCGTTTGGCGCGATCCTGGTTGTATGCGCGGGCCATGTTGGTGGCTATCAGGCGCATCACCGCATCGCTGGGCGCCTCGTGGGTGCCGTCTTTGATTTGCTGCCAGGTGCTCGCCAGCAAATCCCAACGCCATTGCGTTTCGTAAGCCTGCTTGGCATCGGCATTCGCACGGCTTTTGGCGTGCTGGGCTTCCTGCCGGGCCTGCTCGTCGATCTTTGCGGCGGCCTCGGCAGCACCAGCGTGCTTGAGCAGGCCTTCCACCTGATCATGGGTGAGCACGGCCACCAGCTGCCCATCCTGGTGCGGATTGGCCACCAGCGTGGGCTGTATGCCTTGCTGTTCCATAGCCTTGCCGATCAGCTTGCGCAGCGGCTTGTCGGTCGGGCTGTCGCGTTTGTCGTCCAAGCGCAGGTAGCCCTTGACTTCGTTGCTCCAGCTGTTGGGCATGAGGGCCTTGGCTTCGCGGCCCTCAATGATGTGCTGGCCGCGCGCCAGAGCCTCGCGCTTGATGGCTGCGGCGTGGGCCTCTTCCTTGGCGCGGTAGCAGGCAGGGTCGGTGCACACGTCTGCACTGCCCACGTCGGCGAACAGGTCGGGGTTGGCGCCGGTGCGCTTGACGCATTCGCGGCAGCTGCCGGCCGCGGGCATCAAACTGGCGTCCGTGATCCTGAACCGGGCGGCATCCAGCTTGAGCATGTACTCTTCCTGAACGTGCCTGGCGCATTCTCGGTAGCTGGGCCGCCCACCGTCCCACCTGGGCCGGGTGCAGTAGGCCAGCGCCTTGCGCTGCAGGCCCTCATTGGCGATGCGCGCGATCAGCAGGGCCTTGCTGAAATCGATCGTGCCCTCGCGCAGCGCCTCACGCGCCTCGTAGCACAACTCCAGGATTTTCAGCCGGGCATACACATAGCTGCGGCTCTTGCCAATCTTGGCGCCCACCTGGTCGGCCGTGATGGCGCTGGTGCGCATCAGCACCTCATAGCCTTCGGCCTCCTCCAGCTCGGTCACGTCCTCGCGCTGCAGATTCTCGATGACCTGGATCTCCAGCGCCTGTTCGTCCGTCAGCTCGCGGATCATGGCGGGCACCTCGGCCACCCTGGCCAGGCGGCAGGCGCGCAGGCGGCGGGCGCCGGCGACCAGCTCGTACTCGGGCAGCGGCGCGCCCTTGCGGCGAAACCCCCACGTGTCGGGCACGCGATGGCCGGGCAGCGGCCGTAGCAGGATGGGCTGGTGCACGCCGGTGGCGGCGATGCTGTCGGCCAGCTCCTGCAGCTTGGGCTGGTCGAAATGCTTGCGCGGGTTGGTGGTGCTCTCCTCGATCAACGCCACCTCCACCATGCGCATTTGCGGGCCAGCGCTGGGCGTGGGCAGGGGTGCGGTCACGGTGTCATGCATGTCGGTCGTCATGGCTTACTCCCGGGTCAAAGGGTTGCCCTGCAGGTCCGTCACGCGGCCGCAGGCATGGTGCAGGCGCGCGCCCACGCGCGAGGGCACGCGGGCGGCGTCGGCGGCGCCGGCGCGCAGCAACGGGCCCTGAAGCCGCAGGGGGGCGCGGCTGGTGGCATGGTTCAGGGGCTGCTGCCCGGCAGGATGGCCGCCCGCGGGGCGCGTGCCTGCGTGCGGCACGGGCCAGAGGTGCATCGTTGCGGCCGGCCCATCGGGCAGCAGCACGCTGACGCCGGCATTGATCACGCTGCCGTCGCGCAGCCGCACGCTGTAGCAGTCGCCCGTGGGCGGCACGTCCAGCACCAGGCCGTGCGCGCCGGCGTGCGGGTGCGGCTGGCCATAGGCAACGGTGGCGGTGGGGCAGATGCGCACGGTGCGCCCCGCCCAGGCGTTGGTCTTGCGCGTGCCGGTCATGCAAACGCTCCCTGGGCGCGCTCAATGCCCAGCACACGGCAGGCACGGCGGCGCACCTCTTCGGTCACCGCCCAGCCGAAGGCCTCGGGGTCGACCAGGTCGCGCACCAGCTCCAGCATCTGGTCGCGGCCTTGCCAGTAGTGCACGGCGCGTGCGCGGTGGTTGCAGACGGCCAGCATGTCGGTGGCCAGCGCTTCTGCCGGCGACAGACGCGCACCGGGGATGGGCTGGGCGGCGCTGGTCAGCACCGTCACCAGGCCGCCGGCCGCTTCGGTGATGTGGATGGTGATGGTCTTGGTTTGTGGCATGGGCGGTGCTTTCATTCGGCGGCGGGTGCCACGGACAGGGCCCGTGGCAGGTTGAGCCGCAAGGTGTTGGCGGCGGTGGTGACGATGACGCGCTGCCCGGGCTGCAGGGCCGCGGCGCAGGCTTCGGTGGCGCGGCGCTCTTCCTCGGCAAAGGGCAGTTCGGCGTGCACGGTGTTGCCGCGGGGCCCCACGCCGTGCAGCTCAACGCACAGCACGGGCACGGGGCGGCCCTGCTCGCTGCGGGTGCGGATGACGGGCGCGGCGGCCAGCGTGCCGGCGAACTCCAGCAGAGCCGGCGGCACGCCGCCAAACAGGTCGGCGCCGGGATGCTCTTGCTGCTGGTGCCGGGGATGTGGTGCACACGTGTGCATATCGGTGCCTCCTGTGCAATGCGGGGTGTGTCAGCGGGTAGCGCCGTGCAGCAGCTGCAGCACGCGCGGGTGGTTGGCCTGCAGGGCAAGCAAGGCCATGGCTGCGGCGGCCACCAGCAGCCAGGCCAGCAGCGCCAGGGCGATCAGCGCCACGCGTCTCATGGCTGCGCCTTGCGATGGCAGACAAGGGTCTTGTCGTCCACCCACTCAAACGCGCGGCCGGCGCACACCTGGCGGCCCGCCCAGTCGCGGCTGGCCAGGGCGGCGGCGTCTTCCTGTGCCGCCTGCAGGCTGGCGGCGCCGCCGGCCTCGGGCGCGGCATCAGCCCAGGCGGCGCAGGCGCCGATGACGAGGGAGAGGGCGATGGCCGTGAGCCAGTTGGGGGCGGTCATGCGGCACCGCCCTGCCGCGTCCGAATGTGGCGCCCCTGGTGCGCCCACAGCGCGGGCGGCTGGGCGGCGACGAAGCGGCGGATGATCTCGCGGCCTACCTGCTCGGCGAAGTCGCAGGCTTGCCGGTCACCGAAGGGCGCCGGGTTGGCCTGGCTGATGTGCCACAGCTGGGCGATGCACTCGTCGGTGTAGCTGGCCAGGCGGTCGAGATGGACCTCGAACGTGATCTTTGTGCACGCGTGTGCACTGGGGGAGAGGGGTTGCATGGTGCCTCCAAGGCGCCGCAAGGGCGCGGGTGACAATGGCCGTTTTGACCTCAAGCGGAGATGGAAATGGAAAAAGAATGGGTGCCTGGACTGGAAGAGTTGGAGGCAGGCGCGCGCGTGAGCGCACGCAAACACCTCGACAGCGCGGTGGAAGACATTGACGAGAAGTTCGGCCCGGGGACAGCCGTCAGGCATCCAGCCCTGGTGGCCGGCTACATGCAAACCATCGCCGCCGAACATCTGGCAGGCATGACCAAGTGGTACCTGGGCGACCATGTCCGCGCGCTGCATGCCGTTTCCCTGCAAGTCAAAGCGACGCTGTCAGATCTGGCTGATCGGCTGTCCGAGGACTGAACCAGCTGCCTTCTGGCCCGCACTGGGAGCGGCCGTAATTGCCCGCCCGCATCTCCCAAGCCGAGCTGCGCAAAGGGAGACCTGTGACAAGGCTGAAGCCGTTGTTGGGATGACGGCACTTCAGCGGGTCGCGCGCGCCTTCCTTGCCGGCATGTGCGCAGTCCACGCACAGCCGGGCGCTGGCGGCGTCTGGGTGGCGCTGGTCTGGTGCCAGCGGAGCGGGGGATGGAGCGCAAGGTTGCGCGGGATTGGGAAGGGGTTGCATGGTGCCTCCGAAGTGCCGCTGACGGCGCCGTTAAGCGCGGGGGTGGTTGCTATGCTTGACCTCTTGGGAGGCAGGCATGGCATCTGAAAAAGACGGATTGCTGGGCGCACTGGGAAAGGGCGCTGCGGGCGCGGCAGGGGGCGCGCTTTTTTTGTGGTTCAGCGGGCTGCTCAAGCCACTATGGTCCTGGCTCCACCAGACGTGGCTGTCGCTGTGGACGCACTTGATGGCCCAGTCCAGCTGGCCGAATTGGCTGGCGTACGTGATCAGTCTGGCGGCGGCGTTGGCCTGCCTGCGCTGGGCGCGGCGCCAGTGGCGCAGCAGGAAGGACAGCACTTGGCGCTTCCACCAGCTGAGCTTCCTGGGGGTACTGTGGCGCTGGCTGCCCACGTCAGGCCTTCCCAGCCACGTGAGTGGCTACTGCCCCGCCTGCGACACGCGGCTGGTCTATGAAACCCTCGTGCCGAACTTTGACCATCCCAGGCGCATCGCACTGCACTGCGAGACGTGCAGCAGCGTGCGGCTGCGGATGGAGGGCAATCTGGACTACATGAATGCCCGCGTCATCCGCGAGATTGATCGACTGCAGCGCACTGGAGAGTGGAAGCAGCACGTGCCTGATTGAGGTGCGCGCACAGGGCGAAGTGCACGCGTGTGCACTGGGGGGAAGGGGTTGCATGGTGCCTCCGAAGCGCCGGGATGGCGCGCGGGGCAATAGTAATCTTATGACTTATTAAAAACAAGTCATAGACTAACTAAAGTTTTGCTTCCTGGCGCGTTTTGCACAACAATGCACCTTGTGTCCGCCGTGCGTAGCGCAGGCCGGCAGAAGCACGACAGGCTGCCCAGGGGGCAGCCCATGTTTTTCATATCAACGACAACTGCGCTGGAGGATGGGCCATGGTGGAACATGAGACGGCAGCGCCTCGGGCGAAGGCGCCCAAAGTGCGGCGGCAAACAAAGCTTCAGGTGGCCGCGATGCCGCCGGCGACGCGCGAGCAGGAGCTGGAGCAGCTCAAGCAGTACGCCCGCAAGATGAGCAAAAGCTCCAAGGAGGAGGCCATTGCCTTCCTGCAGCGCGCAGGCATCATGGACGCCAGGGGCAATGTCAAGAAGGCCTACCGCGCCTGATGCAGCCGCTGGCCCCGCTGTATGAGTACCAGCCCAGCTTCATCCTGGGGTTTCACGGCTGCGACAAGGCCACGGCCGACCGCATCCTGTGTGCCGATGCGCCAGCCCACTTGAAGCCTTCCGAGAAGGACTATGACTGGCTGGGCAGCGGCATCTATTTTTGGGAAGGCAACTATGCGCGCGCGCTGGACTGGGCGTGCGAGCGCCAGCGCGAGGGCAAGATCCAGACGCCTGCCGTGATCGGTGCAATCATCGACTTGCGCCTGTGCCTGGACCTGTTTGATTTGAGCGCCATGCAGCAGCTACGCCATGCACATGTGGTGCTCAAGAAGATGTACCGCAGTACGGGCCAAAAGCTGCCCAGGAACGTGGGGCCCACGCCTGACAAAGGCGGGCGCCTGCTCGATTGCCTGGTAATCAAGACCGCACATCAGTTGCGCGAAGATCAGCATTTGCCAAGCTATGACTCAGTCCGCGGCCCCTTCTTGGAAGGGCGCCCCATCTATTCCACCTCGGGCTTTCGCACCCACACGCACATCCAAATTTGCGTGCGCAACACGCAGTGCATCAAGGGCTACTTTCGCCCGATGGTGTAGCGCCGCTGGCTGCTGGCAGGCCTATGCGGCGCGGCGCTCCAGCGCGCTGACGCGCTGTGCGGCAGCCACGGCGGAAGGCTCTACGCGGGCCAATACTTCTCCGCGATCGGCCAGTGCCTCCACCTGTTTGATGGCGCGGCGTTGCACAGCGTCGGAGGTGTTGCCGATCATCAGCAGCTCGAAGGTGTCGGGCCGCTCCTCGTCCAGCAGGCCCAGCCCCTTGCGTGGTTTTTTCACCAGGCGGCGCAGCGCCTGCAATTCGTAGAGCTTGCCGTAGGCGCGGTCGGTGCTGGCTTCGATGCCCCGGGCGCTGTGTGTGATCTGGAGGAAGTAGCACGCATAGTGCTGCCCGAGAAAATCCACCCGCATGGGTTGCGCCTCGCCGTGCACGTTGAGTTCGCGGCCGAAGCGGCGTGCCAAGTGCTTGGCGTTGGGGTCTTTTCGCACCAGCGCGCGCACGCGCTCCACGATGCCTTGGCTGCGCACTTGCTGCTCAAGCTCATATGCACTGAAGAGGGTGTACAAGGTGCTGGTGCGGGCCAGCATCAGTTGCAGCCCTTCGAGCGCAGTGGCCGCTGAAAAGCGCGACACATGGGCCAGGCGGGCGTGGGCGAAGGGGGGCCTCCAGCTTTGCGTGTCAGGCGTTGCTTGCCAATGGCTGGCGAGCGACATGCACAGCTGCTGCGCCACCGCGTGCAGCGCCTTACCCGAATGTCCATAGGCGTGCTGGGCTTTGCGCTCGTCCACGGCGCACAGGCTTTGCACGTGGCCGTCTTCCGTGCGCACCACCACGCCGGCGATGATGCGCTCGGGCGAGGTGGGCTTGGGGGCAAACTCAATGACCGCGCGCCAGCCGCGTGCGCGCTGCGGCGCATGGCCACTCACGCCTTCAGGGCGAGTTGCGGGTGTCCCAGTTGTTGGCATAGCAGGGCGTGTGTGATGGGGAGGCGCTGGCGCAGGAAGTCTACTAACTCCCCATCTTTCTCGGGCTCCTGCCACTGGCGCGTTTGCGCGTGCGTGATGACTTCGTGCACGTCGAGACAGGCTGCGGTTTCACCCAGCCAGGTGTGCAGCTCCGCCAGGATGGCATGGCAGCTCTTGGCACGCAGCGCTCCCAGCAGCCCAATCAGCTTGTTGGGCAATTGCAAGCTGGCCAACTGGGCCAGCGGCAGTACTTCTTGGCACGCGCCGCCGAAGGCCTCGGCATGGTCGATGATGTGCAGCGTGGCCAGCGAGTAGATGATGTTGTCCAGGTTGCGGTCGATGTTGGCCGTCCACTCGTCGAAGGCGATTACCCGCCCCAGGTCGGGCCAGTCGCGCAGCAGCTTCACGGCCGCATCGGCATTGGCATCCAGAAACTGGCCGAACGTCTCGCCGCCCAGATCGTGCGTGGCCACGCACACAGCGCCTTGGCCTTTTGGCACGCGAGAAGAGCCGTGCAACGCGCCCTCAGGGATAGACAGTACGAACACCTCTGGCGCGGGCAGGCCGAGCCGGTGGGCCATGCAGCCGCACACCAGCTCGGCGACCAGGACGCGCGGCTCGCCGATGCGAAAGTACACGGGCACGGGAGCGCCCTCAGGCTGCGCGTCGTCGTAGGCATCGCCCTGCCACAGCTCGTCGCTCTTGTGCTCTTCGCTGGCACGCATGACGCGCGTGGCACCCTCGTTGAGCACCAGCCGGCGCACCAGCCGGGGCGGCGGCGCAAAGACTGCTTCATTGGCGCTGGTCAGCGCCGCGACCGCAGGTGCGCCGCCGTCTGTTCGATGAGCGTCCAATCTTCCTCCCTCAACGCGTTGGCCTGGGCCAGCACGCACAGTTGATCGATCACCGCCTGGGAGCGCGAACTGGCGCGCAGCCGCCAATTCCTGAGCTCGGCAAGGATGCGGGTGTTTTCCTCAAGCTCTTCGTCGGCGATAGGGCTTGAACCTTCCAGCCACCAATCCAGAGGTCTTCCAGACCATTCGGCAAGCAAGGGAAGCCGTGACTTACTGATCCTGCCTTTTTCGACCCACCCGTAGACCGAGGTCACCGCAACGCCAAAGTGCTTAGCCAATGCCGAGTAATCGCCAGGAATACCTTTTTCACTCAACACAAGATTGATCCGCTGTCCGATCGGGTGTGTCGTCTCACGGACGCGCTTGGGTCTAGCCATTGCCTAATTTTGTAAGCAACCAATTAAAGAGGGAATGGCTTGTTTTTTAGTTAGCCATAGACTTATGATTGCGGCATGCATCCAGACCAAACCGAAGCCGTCCGTCGCGCGGCACAACTGCTGGGCAGCCAGCGCGCCCTGGCCCAGGCGCTGGGGGTAGCCGCTGTCAACATCAGTCAATGGACCCGCCACGGCGGTGCCAAGGGCCGGCCCGTGCCGCCCAAGCAGTGCGTGCGCATCGAGCGCCTGACCAGCGGTCAGGTCAAGCGCCAGCAATTGCGCCCCGACGACTGGGCCGACATCTGGCCCGAGCTGGCCGAAAGCCAGCACCAGGAGGTCGCCCGTGGCTAGCACCGCGCCCTGGCTCAACGCGCAGGAATTGCCCGCCACGCCTCGTCGGGATCGTCTCCCGTGGGGCGCTGAATCCAGATCAACACCAGCCGCTGTTGCACGTCGGGCGTGGCCCACGCCGGCAATGGCCGCCGGCGGGGCAGGCCACTGGCATGTGCGTCCTTGTCGAAGGGGGCCGTGTTGTGCGCGTGCGAGCGGGCGTAGTCGATCAGCGCGGGCGATGCATCCTCCGTGATGGTGTGGTGGTCGTTGGTATAGGCGGCTGCGCGCTGGGTCTGCGGATCGAGCAGTAGCGAGTAAGGCAGTTTTGATTTGTCCAAGTGGGAGAGTGGTTTCATGGCTAGAAGTACTGTTTGGTTGGTGGGCGATTACGGCTCGGGAAAGACCACCCTGGCGGTTGCCTTGGCAGCGCTGTATGCGCGGCATCAAGGCGCGGTGTGCGCGCTGCGCATGGAGTGCGGCCTGGTGCGCCGTTTCGATGCGGCAGCAGGCGATTTTGCGGACGATGCGCACGAGCCCGGCTTGCTCGACAGCGCAGACTTCCTGTTCATCGAGGCACGCCCGCAGCAGCGTTGGCAGGTGGCCTTGCGGGAAGGCGATCGGGTGATTCGCTTGGGCGTAGCGCGTGGTGCAGTCGAGCAGAACATCTGGCCCGAGCTGGCCGATTCCCAGCCAAATCCGCCCTCGGCCCTGATGAATCAAGGGCAGGGCGCTATAGGTTCTGAGCAGCAGGGGGCCGCCCATGGCTAGCGCGGCCGCGCCCCTCCCCGCGCTACTGGTTTGCGCTGTCGTGCTTTGCCGCTCCCAGTGCGGCGTACTCAGCGCGGGCATGGGAGTTGACCTCTCGTGCGCTGCCCCGGCACCAGTCGACGAACTCGTCCACCACGATGGGAATGCGGACGGTGGCGACGCCTTGCGCTCGCAAGCGCTTCTCTCCCTGAACGATTGCGTTGACGAACTCCGCGTAGGTGTCGTGGAAGGTGTGGCCGTCCTCCATGGCCGTCTTTGCCTTCAGCCACTCGGCTTCCGTGAAGAACGGTATGCCTAAGCCTTGCAAGTTGTTTGGCAGTTTCATGCCCGCTCGCTCCTGTGATGGTTGCTTGAGATCTTCCATCGTAAAGCGGGAGCGCGCGGGCGCCTCTTTGCCCGCCCACCACGCCCACGGCCATGCCGCCGGGGCTCGACTCCTTCCCCATCCATCGGGTACGCCGCGCACGGGCAGGTGCGTGGCGTTTCGCATGGCTGCGTGGCGGGCGGCTTTTTATTCCGCGTTTTATTCCGGTTTTTATTCCTCGCTCCATGCCCGCAGTGTCGGGCGGGGGCGCTCGTTGATCTATAGCTACAAGACTTGAGGGGTTGGCTATGAATTTGCTGGATGCCGCGCGCCGCACGGTGCGCCACTACCCGGGCGGCCTGGAGGCCATGGCCCTGCGGCTGCAAAAGCAGCCCGGCACGCTGGACCGTGAGTTGCGGGGCGCGCCGGGCTACAAGCTGGGCGCCACCGATGCCGCGGAGATTGCGCAGCTGGCCATGGAGCAGGGGGGCGAGCATGCACTGGCCTACCCCAATGCGCTGGCAGACGCGCTGGGCGCGCTGCTGGTGGTGCTGCCCGGCAATGGGCCGCGCGCAGGTGCGTCGGCCCTGGACGTGGCCGCGCTGATGCGCGAGTGCGCGGGCGTGGTCGAGTCGGTGGCGGGGGCCGATGCGGATGGCCGGATCACCGGGCGCGAGCTGGCCGAGATAGAGCGCCACTGGGCTGATACGGTGGCCGCGGGCCAGCAGATGCTGCGCAACCTGCAGCACCGCCACGCAGAGCAGCTGCAGCGCCACCGCGATGCCGTGGAGGCCGCACGGTGAGGCCGGCCGGAGAGATTCGCCAGGCGCTGCTGCAGGCCTGCGCGGCACTGGCGCGGCCCGGCCAGGGGCCAACCCTGCGCGAGCTGGCGGCGCATGCGCGCGTGGGCCTGGATGCTGCCGAGCAGACGGTGAAGAACATGCGCCGCGCCGGCGTGCTGCACGTGCCACGCACGCGCCGCGTGCCCTACCGCAACCGGCCGGTGGCCGAATACGCGCCGGTGGCTGCCACGCGGCAGGGCCCGTCCTGCGGTGCCGCTGTCCTGTCGCACGCGCTGCAGGGCTGGGGGTAGGCCGATGGTGACGCTGCAAGCCGCCGGTGGGGGCGCCGGCTTGAGGTGCGCGTGCACGCGCGCCGCTGGGGGTGGCCATGGCTGACAAGCTGCCACCGCTGCAATACAAGGCACTGGCCGATGCGCTGCTGCCCATGGCCGACCGGCTGGTGCCGCAGTGGCTGTCGGGCGGGGTGCAACGTGGCCATGAGTGGGTCTGCGGCTCGCTGGCCGGGGGCAAGGGCACCAGCTGCTCGGTCAACCTGGTGACGGGGGCCTGGGCGGATTTTTCGGGCGATGTGAAGGGCGGCGACCTGCTGGGCCTGTACGCGGCCATCCATGGGTTGGCCATGGCGCGGGCCTGCGTGGAGCTGGCCCGCGCGCACGGCCTGGAGGACGTGGCCGGCGTGGTGATGACGGCCGATGGCGCACCGCAGCCGGTGCGTGCGCCGCGCCCGCCGCCCGAGCCGGCCAAGGCCGCGCCCGCCCGCGAGGGCTGGCGCGCCATTGCGCCGGTACCGGGCTATGCGCCGCCCGTGACGTACCAGCACCAGCACCGCACGGCCGATGACATCGTGCATGTGTCGGAGTACTGGTGCGAGGGGCAGCTGTACGGCTACGTGGTGCGCTTCAAGACCAGCGACGGGGGCAAGGATGACATTGCCCGCACCTGGTGCGAGAGCGTGACGCGCGGCGGCGCGCGCTGGCACTGGAAGCAGTGGGAGGAGCCGCGGCCGCTGTACCTGCCCGGGCGCACGCTGCCCAAGGGCCGCACGGCGGTGCTGGTGGAGGGCGAGCGCAAGGGCGACGTGCTGCAGCAGCTGCTGGATGCGCACGCGCCTGGCGTGTATTGCGTGGTGGGCTGGCCTGGCGGCTGCAAGGCCTGGGCCAAGGCGGACTGGAGCTGGCTGGCCGGCAGCACGGTGCTGCTGTGGCCGGACTGCGACAGCAAGCGCGAGCAGCCGGGCGTGAAGGAGCGCAAGGCGCTGCCCGAGGGCGATGCCGAGGCGCTGCGGGCGCTGAAGGAGTCCAAGCCCTACCTGCCGTACCTGGAGCAGCCGGGCATGAAGGCGCAGCGGGCCATTGGCGCGCTGCTGCGCGACGCGCACGGCTGCACGGTGAGCCTGCTGCCCATCGAGCAGCCGGGCGTGCTGCCCGATGGCTGGGACGCCAAGGACGCCATTGAGGTGGACGGGTGGACGGGCGAGCGGGTGCTGGCGTTTTTTGGGCAGGCGGTCACGTTGGTGGACGCGCCTGCGCAGGCGGCGGGCGCTGCTGCTGGTGCGCCGGCGGCGAAAAAAACCGATAGCCCCGTTGGCACCCCGGGCGCGGTCTCGGCGGATGCCGAGGGCGAGGATGACGATGGCCTGGTCAAGTGCGGCGCGCGGTTGGTGCCGGCCTGGCTGGCCTGGTACTACGACGCCAAGGCCCGGCGCTGGGCCGTGAGCCGCAAGACGGTGATCGCCGCGCTAGAGCGCGCGCCGCAGCTGCAGGGTGTGCTGGCCTACGATGAGCTGCGCAACAGCGTGGCGTGCCGCAAGGCCTTCCCCTGGGCCTATAGCAAGCCGGGCGAGATTCGCGGTGCGGATGCGCTGGCCCTGGGCAAGTGGATGAGCGACGAATGGGGCCTGCCCAGCATCAGCAAGGCGAGCCTGGAGGAGGGTATTCAGACCGTGGCGCATGCCAACCGCTACCACCCGGTGCGCGAGTGGCTGGGCGGCCTGCGGTGGGACGGCAAGCGCCGGCTGGACAAGTGGCTGATGCACGTGCTGGGCGAGGCGCCGGACACGGTGCGCCCGGCGATGGCCGAATACCTGTGCCTGGTGGGCCGCTACTGGCTGCTGGGCATGGTGTACCGGGTGATGGAGCCAGGCTGCAAGTTCGACTACTGCCCGGTGCTGGAGGGCCTGGGCGGCCTGCGCAAGTCCACGCTGGTGGAGGTGCTGGCGGGCAGCGACTACTACAGCGACACGCCCTTTCAGGTGGGCCAGGGCAAGGAAGGCCCAGAGCAGGTGCAGGGCTGCTGGCTGTACGAGATCGCGGAGCTGACGCACTTCAGCAAGGCCGAGGTCGGCGCCATCAAGGCTTTCATTTCGTCCAAGGTGGACCGCTACCGGGTGGCCTACGGCAGCACGGTGGAGTCGTTCCCGCGCCAGTGCGTGCTGGTGGGCACGACGAACGAGGACACCTACCTGCGCGACCGCACGGGCAACCGGCGGTTCTGGCCTATCCCCGTGCGCGGTGTGATCAACACCGACTGGGTGGCCAAGTACCGCGAGCAGCTGCTGGCAGAGGCGTACGCGCTGTACCTGCAGGGCGAGCGCTACACGCCTACGACGGACGAGGAGGCGCGGCTGTTCCAGCCCATGCAGGAAAGCCGCCTGGTGGAGACGGCCGTTGAGTCGGAGCTGCTGGCGGTGCTGACGCGCAAGCCCAATCCCAACGCCAGCGGGCCGCTGTCATTCGTGCATTGCGAGGCGCCGTTTGTCACGATTGCGCAGCTGGTGCAGGCGCTGGGCGTGGACGCGGCCAAGGCGCCGCCGGGCCTGCAGGGGCAGGTGACGGCGTGGCTCAAGCATGAGGGCTGGGAGCGGGTCAAAAAGCAGGTCAACGGCGTGCGGGCGTGGGGGTTTCAGCGGCCGGCCGTGTGGCCGCCCAAAGACCGCGCCACGGGCCTGGATCAGCAGGACGGCCCGCCGGGCGACGACCTGCCGGACGGCGGGCCAGCGCCCGCGCCTGTGGCGCCTCAGCCGCCCCTGTCGCCAGCGGCGGCGTATCTCGCGGAGGCGGACGATGCGCCCTTTTGAGGCCCTGCCTCGCACCACACACGCGGCGCTTGAAACGCGCTGCACTGCACACCGTGGGGGAGGCGTGATTCGCGCCACGGTGCCAGCCCGGAGCGCCACGCGCCCGGCATGCGGTGCAGTGGCGGGGATGGCGCTGCCCTCGCCCATGAGCTGAGTGTCCAAGTGTCCATGGTGTCCACGCGTTTGCATGGACACCGCCAGCTACCCCAATTCCCACCTTTTGGGAGTTGAGGCCGCTGCATTGCCCAAAGGCCTGCGGCTTGGGCGCCGCACCTGCTTACGGTGCGGGCGGGCGCAGGCAGGCGCACCTGCGCTCGCGTACGCGCAGGCGCAATCCCACTCACCCGTTGACCTCTACAGATAAGGATGGACAGGATGGACACTCGGCCACCTCAACAAGCCCGGCAGGGGGCGGCAGCATTGACCGAGGCACAGGCAGCGGCAGTGCAGCGCGGCCTGCACATCATCAAGACGGCCATGCCCGAGGTGTACGCCTCGATCCAGGCCAAGGCGGCCGAGATCGGGCAGGGCGCCTACGGCCTGGTGCGGCGCGGTCTGCGCGGCGAAGCCCGGTGTTTCTGGGCCATGGAGCGCGGCCACGTGGTGGGCACGCCGTTCGCTGGCCACCCGGTGCAGGACGCGGTGGCGCGCAACATGGTGCAGTTCGGCTGTGCACATGTGTGCATCTGGGGCGAGGCGCCGGCGGGCGCGGCAACGGCGGGAGGCGGCGGTGGCGCGGATTGAGCACATCAAGCGGCGGCTGGACAACTGGGCGCTGTGGAAGGCGCGCCAGAACGACACGGGCCTGGGCTTTCACAGCCGCAGCATCCTGGCGGTGGACGTGTGGATGCGCGGCAGCTACAACGGCGCGAGCATCCCGCACTTCGAGGACGAGGCAAGCGAGACGGACGAGGCCGTGACGGCGCTGAAGCTGGGCCGCGGCCACCTGTACACCACGCTGGACTGCATCTACCTGCGCGACCTGGGCGTCAAGGCCACGGCGCTGCGGATGCAGCGGGCCGAGTCCACCATCCATGCCCAGCTGGAGCAGGCCGATCGCGCCATCGCCGCCTGGCTGGAGGCCCAGGCCACAGAGCGCGAGCGCCGCCGCGCCACGGCCTTAGCCGCCCAGCGGCAGCGCCAGCTATAGACGCCAGGGGAGTTTTACACCTTAGACCTTTTGGGTACATTTCAGGCACCTTGTGGTTGTTGCGCCCCCTCAGCAGCAACTACGGGGCGGAACCCCGGCAGGCGCAGGCTTGCCGGGGTTTTGTTTTGGAGACCTCATGCCTGTTGCTGCCCCGCGTCCTTGCACTCATCCCGGCTGCGGCGTGCTGGTGCGCGACGGCACTGGGCGATGCGCCAAGCACCCCGCCGTCAGCTGGGCCAAGAAGCCTACCGCCGCCAAGCGCGTGACGGGCCGCAAGCTGCAGCGTCTGCGAGCCGAGCTGTTTGCCCGCAATCCGCTGTGCGCCGAGTGCCAGCGCCAGGGACGTGTGACCCTGGCGACGCAGCGTGATCACATCGTGCCGCTGGAGGAGGGAGGCCAGGACGTCGAGGCCAACGTGCAGGGCCTGTGCGCCCCGTGCCACGACGTCAAGAGCGCGGCCGAGCGCGCCCGCGGTGTGCGCCGCGCCTGGGGCCGCTACCGCGAGCCCTGACCCGCCCGGCCCCGCCGAGGGGTAGGGGGGCAAAAAAGTTCTCACCCCCACCGCCGGAAACCGAGCGCCCCGTCAAATTTTTGCGTGCGCAGGTTTTGAAGGGGGGGTACCCCGGAAAGGATTAGCCATGAGTGGATCGCGTGGGCCACTGCCGAAGCCTGCGGCCCTGAAGCTGCTGGAAGGCAACGCCGGCAAGCGTTCGCTGGACCTCGCCAGCGGCGTGAATCCGCGGATCGAAGTACCTAGCCCGCCGAAGCATCTGGGCGCCGAGGCGCGCAAGGAGTGGAAGCGCATCACTCCGCTGCTGGAGGAACTGGGCCTGATCAGCGGCCTGGACCGCTCGGCACTGGCGCTGTACTGCCAGGCCGCCGGCCGCCTGGCCGAGCTGGAGACAGCCTTCAACGGCAAGGTGGCCGCCAAGGTAGCCGAAGGCATGGACTATGCCGACGCCGTGTACGAGATGAGCTACTCCACCACCCCCAGCGGCTACGCCCAGCAAAGCGTGATCGTGCAGCTCATCGGCAAGCACCGCGAGCAGCTCAACCGCTACCTGATGCACTTCGGGCTGAGCCCGGCCGCCCGCGGCCGCGTGCAGGCCAGCAACTATGTGCAGCCCACGCTGCCCGGCATTGACCCCAAGCCCGAGGCCAAGCCTAGCTTTTCGATGTTCGTCAACTCAGCAAGATGACCCACTCGTACCTCCAGCAGGCGCAGCAATACATGCGCGACGTGCTGGAGGGGCGTATTGCGTCTTGCAAGTGGGTCAAGCTGGCGGTGCAGCGGCAGGTCAATGACCTGGCGCGCGAGGTGTCCGAGGACTGGCCCTGGACGTTTGACGCCGCCGCGGCCGAGCGGCCCTGCGCCTTCATTGAGTTGTTGCCGCACATCAAGGGCAAGTGGGCGCGCGACGGCCGGCTGCTCAAGCTGGAGCCCTGGCAGTGCTTCATCCTCACGACCGTGTATGGCTGGGTGCACCACGCCACCGGTCTGCGCCGCTATCTTGAGGCGTACGAAGAGGAGGCCCGCAAGAACGGCAAGAGCGCCAAGGGCTCGGGCCTGCTGCTGTACATGCTGGCGGCTGATGGCGAACATGGCGCCGAGTGCTACACCGCCGCCACCACGCGCGACCAGGCGCGCATCGTGTTCGACGACGCGCGCGCCATGGCCGAGCGCACGCCCGACCTGCGCACCTACCTGGGCGTGGCCATCCTGCAGCACAGCCTGACGGTGGCGCACACCAGCAGCAAGGCCGCGCCGCTGGCTGCCGAAGGCAGCACCCTGGACGGCCTCAACGTGCACTTTGCCCTGCTGGACGAGCTGCACGCGCACAAGACCCGCTCGGTGTACGACGTGATCGACACCGCCCGCGGCGCGCGCGAGCAGTCCCTGCTGTGGACCATCACCACTGCCGGCACCGACCGCAGCGGCATCTGCTACGAACGCCGTACGCACGTCACCAAGATCCTGGAGCGCGTGATCCGCGATGACCGCGTGTTCGGGATCATCTACACACTGGACGATGGCGACGACCACTTCGACCCGTCCGTGTGGATCAAGGCCAATCCCAACCTGGGCGTGTCGGTCCAGTTGGACGAGCTGACCGCCCAGGCCCGCAAGGCCGAGGCCATGCCCTCGGCCCTGAACAACTTTTTGACCAAGCGCCTGAACGTCTGGGTCAGCGGCGAAAGCCCATGGATGGACATGCGCGCCTGGGAGCGCTGCGGCAAGGACCGCGCCACCCTGGAGTCCATCCCGCCCGGCGCACGCGTGTACATGGGCCTGGACCTGGCGCAGAAAAAGGACTTCGCCGCGCTGGCCATTGCCTGGCAGATGGAAGACGGACGCTGGGGCCTGTGCACACGTCTGTACCTGAACGAGCTGGCCGTGCAGGAAAGCGGCAACGCCCACTTGAGCGGCTGGGCACGCCAGGGCTACGTCGAGGTCACCGACGGCGACCTCACCGACTTCGACCGCATCGCTGACGACCTGCGCCGCTACTGCCGCCAGTGGGACGTGCAGGAAATCGCCTTCGACCCGGCGCTGTCCATGTACTTCGCCGGCCAGCTCATCGAGGAGGGACTGCCCCTGGTCGAGATCGCCCAGCGCAGCATGTTCTTCACGCCCGCGCTGATCCAGGTCGAGAACATGGTGCGCGAGGGCAACCTGGTGCACGACGGCAACCCCGTCATGGCCTGGATGGTCAGCAACCTGGTGGTCAAGGTCAGCAAATTCAACGAACTCATGGCGCCGACGAAAGAGCGCCCGGAAAACAAGATCGACGGCCCCATTGCCATGCTCATGGCGCTGGGCCGCGCCCTGGCCATGGCCGAGGCGCCCACCAGCACCCAGAAGACACAAGCCTTCTGGGAGTCGTTCGCAGCAGCAGAAGAAACGCCGACGCCATGAACCTGATCCGCCGCTCCCTGCTGCACATCGCCGGCTGGGCCGCCAAGGCTGCCGTGGGCACCGACCTCACGCTGACCGACTCCAAGGGCTGGGCCTTCATGGGCACCGGCCCTACCTGGGCCCGCATCAACGTGGGCGACACCACGCAACTGCAGATCACCACCGCCTGGTCCGCCATCCGGCTGATCGCCGAGACCGTGGGCACGCTGCCACTGCACCTGTACCGCAAGACCAGCCGCGGCCGCGAACGCGCCACCGACGACGAGCGCTACGCCCTGGTGCGCTACCAGCCGTGCGACTACATGACGGCGCCGGAGTGGAAGGAGTCCATGGTCGTCTCGCTCGCCACCATGGGCCAGGCCTACAACCCCGTCACGCGGTTTGAAAGCACCGGCCGCATCATCAGCATCCAGCCCGTGCACAAGAGCCGCGTGCTGCCCGAAGTGCAGAGCGACGGCAGCGTCATGTACTGGCTCACCGACCGCCGCGGCCAGCGCCGTTTGGTGGCGCGCAACGACGTGATGCCAGTGCGCGGCTTCGGCGGCGTGGGCGAGCTGGAGGGCTACGCGCCTCACCGCATCCACAGCAACAGCCTGGCCCTGTCCATGGCCATGGAGAAGTACGCGGCCGAATTCTTCGGTAGCGGCGGGCGCCCCTCCGGCATCCTGAAGACCACGGCCGACTTCGGCGAAAAGAGCCGGGACCAGATCCGCGAAGGCTTCGCCAAATATCTGCAGGCCTCGCGCGAGCTGGGCCACCTGCCGGTGCTTGATGGCTCCACCGAGTACCAGCCGATCAGCACCACGAATGACGAGGCCCAGTTCATCCAGGCGCGCAAGCTGCAGATCGCCGAGGTGGCCCGCATCTACCGCGTGCCGCTGCACATGCTCATGGAGACCGACAAGGCCTCCTACAACAACACCGAGCAGGCCAACAAGCACTTCCTGGACTACACGCTGCTGTCGTACCTGACGCGCATCGAGGCCTCGCTCAACACCTGCCTGCTCACCCCGGCAGAGCGTGCCGCCGGCATGTACTTCGAGTTCGACGTGAACGGTCTGCTGCGCGGCGACAGCACCCAGCGCGCCGACTACTACATGAAGCTGCGCCAGGCCGGGGCCATCACGCAAAACGAGATCCGCGAGCGCGAAAACATGGACACGGTGGACGGCGCCGACGACCTGCACGTGCCGCTGAACATGGCGCCCAGCGACCTGCTGGGCGAGATCCTCACCCGCAACAAGACTGGGGCCACCTGATGGAACACCTGATCGCACCCATCACCCTGAAGGAAGCCAAGGCCGACGGCAGCTTCACCGGCTACGCCGCCGTCTTCAACAACGTGGACCTCGGCGGCGACGTCATCCTGCCCGGCGCCTTCACCCACGCCAAGACAACGCCTGACGGGCAGATCCGCATCGCCCTCAACCACGACCTGCGCCAGCTCGCCGGCAAGGCCAAGTTCGCGCAGGACGGCCACGGCCTGCGCGTCGAAGGCCAGCTCAGCCTGGGCGTGAGCTACGTCAAGGACGCCTACGCCCTGATGCAGGACGGCGTGCTCAACGGCCTGTCGGTCGGCTTCAACATCTTGGACGGCGGCGCCGAATGGGAAGAGCGCGACGGCCGCTACACCCGAATCATCAGAAAGGCCGAGCTGTGGGAGTTCTCCATCGTGCCGTTCGGCATGAACCCCGCCGCCCTGGTGGACAACGTAAAGACCATCCGCGATTTCGAGGCGCAGTTGCGTGGCCTCGGATACAGCCAGCGCGAGGCCAAGGCCTTGGCGTCTGGCGGCTTCAAGTCGCTGGGCCACCGCGATGGTGGCTTGGACAGCGAGACGCTGGCAGACGAACTCAAGACCCTGAAAACCCTTTTTACCTGGAACTGACACCATGCCCGCACCCATCGAAAAACACCTGGAAGAACTCAAGAGCACGGCCACCGCGGCCCAGCAAGCCGTAGCCGACATGAAAAAGGCCCACACCGAACTGGACGGCCGCGTCGCCAAGCTGCACGAAGAGCTGAAAACCGGCGCCGCGGATGCCGTCACCAAGGCTGCCTATCAAGACGCCGTGGACAAGGTGGACAAGGTCGAGAAGTCGGTGGACAAGCTCAACACCGAAGTGACCGAGCTGGCCAAGAAGGCCGCCAACCTGCTGGGCGGCGGCGCCGACCAGCGCAAGAGCCTGGGCCAGCTGGCCGCCGAGTCCGAGGTGTGCAAGAGCTACCGCGGCGGCAACGCCGAGCTGGTCACTATGAACGCGCCCCTGTTCGGCAAGGCCGCCGTGGGCAGCGGTGCCGCCAGCGCCGGCGTGCTGATCCAGCCGCACCAGGCCGCCATCGTCATGGGCCCCGAGGTGCCGCTCACCGTGCGGGACCTGTTCCAGGCCGTCAGCATCAGCTCCAATGCCATCGAGTGGGTGCGCGAAAAGCTGTTCACCAACAACGCCGGCCCGCAAAACGGCGAAGGCACCGTCAAGCCCGAGTCTGGCCTCACCTTCGAGAAGAAGACCAGCCCGGTCGAAACCATCGCCCACTGGATTCCCGCCTCGCGCCAGGTGCTGGCCGACGCGCCCCAACTGCAAGGTCTGATCGATGGCCGCCTGCGCTACGGCCTGAAGCTCCGGGAAGACGCCCAGCTGCTGTATGGCGACGGCACCAACGGCAACCTGCTCGGCCTGGTGCCCCAGGCCACCGCCTTCAGCGCCGCCGGCATGCCTGTGGTGGCCGCCGGTGCGCCCAAGCACACGGCCATTGACTACCTGCGCTGGGCCTTCCTGCAGGTCGCCAAGGCGCAGTACCCGGCCACCTTCGCCGTGCTGAGCCTGGACGACTGGGCCACCATCCAGATGATGAAGACCACCGACGGGGCCTACATCTTCGGCACCCCCACCGACGGCGCCGCGCCGCGCATCTGGGGCAAGCAGGTGGTTGAGTCGCACGGCCTGGCCGCGGGCGACTTCGTGGCCGGCAGCGGCTTTGCCGCCACCGTGTACGACCGCGAAGAGGTCACCGTGCGCGTGGCCGAGCAGCACGCCGACTTCTTCATCAAGAACATGGTCGCCATCCTGTGCGAGGAGCGCCTGGGCTTCACCGTTGAGCGCCCTGCGGCCGTCGTCACCGGCGACTTCGGCACGCTCGTCACGCCCTGACCCCACCTGAGACCGGCCGCCCCTGGGGACGGCCGGCTCCCCCGGAGAAACACCATGGACCTGAAAGTCGCCAAGACCTTCGACCGCCTCGGCCAGCGCTACCGCCCGGGCGACGCCCCGCCGCCCGACCTGGACAAGCCCACCGTGCAGCACTACCTGCGCCACGGCATGCTGGCCGAAGCGGCGCCCGCAGCGCCCGCAGCGCCCGCAGCGCCCGCAGCGCCCGCAGCGCCCGCAGCGCCCGCAGCGCCCGCGCGCCGCACCCGCGCTGCGGCGCCGCACCAGACCACGGCGGCCCCCGCCCAG